TAAGCTGGTTCCCGGACTTATCAACTATGTCAAGCTGTATCACATAGTCGGCTATTCCGTCCCCTGTAAGCGTTACGGTATCAGCTAATGTAGCGTCGGATTTCCCATTGACTTTAAAGGCAACGTCGCCGGCCAGTATTTTATAGAACGCGTCTACTATATCCGCCCATGCCTTGGTAAATACGAAGTCCACTACACCACCCCCCTACGCCTTAGCGCCACACTCGTAGCGAATAATCCAGTCGTCCTGGAGTATAGCCCCCGTCCACAACGCCTTCCATCCTGCCGTGCTCCTTTGGTTTAAGGGGTCGCTCACATCGAAGGTATCTTTAGGGGAGTGTGCCTTAATTATTACCCCGGAGGTACTGCCGCTGAGCGGGCTTTCACCGTAAGCCTCCGCGCCAAAGACAAGTATAGTGTACACGTCAACCTTCGCCCCGCTCGTGCTGATCAATCCCGTGGTACCAGTAGCCCCCGCGTTAGGGAACACCTTAGCGTTGGTAGTCTCCACGAAGCGGATGCCCTTGTACGCGCCAATTTCGCTGTCAAGCACGGTCGCCTGGTTGGGGTATTTTTCTACGGGAATAAACCCGTTAGCCTCAAGTTTCATCAAATCGGCACCCACATCTGGGTGAGTTATAGCCCAGTAGGAGCGAGGAACAGGGATGGTGCCTACCCCGGTGCTGGGGTTGATAAGCCTAGTCACGGGGCGGACGTTGTTCCGTTTCAGCGCCCTGACAATTTTATCCAGGTCGGTATGTTGCACCTCCTTTGCTACTCCCGCCCTGGATGTAGCGTTGTTAGCATAAACCACCGAGGTTCCTGCCGAGAGTATATTCCTCATGAGCAGGTCAATAGTCTCACCCTCCTGTTCACCAAGCAACTCTACAGCCTCGGTGAGTATTTTATCCGGCGATACCAAGGTCACGACATCGCTTACGGTTATAAAGTCACCGTACTGGCTAAGCGTTGCAGTGACGTCGGTAAAGGTCATAGAGCTGCCGGCCGGGGTAATACCTTCATCTAATGGCTGCAGGGCAGGTGCCAGGGATTTATACTTCCTAAACCTTATCTGCTTGCCGCTACCCTTCTCAATGGGCCTTTTCTGTGCCCACTTGGTGTGAACGAGAAACGGTAACGCCCTTTTTAGTAAAACCCTGTCATAGTACTCCTGAATTGCCGGGGGTACTGTAACAGTAGTCACTATTTGACTCGCCATTTTATTACCTCCTCAATAACTTTTTGGTTGTCAAGTTTTTGTTGCCTAAATCCTTCCACTCTTTACCTGGGCTATGAGATTTTCCAACTCGTCATCGCTCAGGTCCTTAATTACTTTATCATCTTCCCAGGGAGACTTTCTTTTACCGCCCTCGGGTAGCCTAGCCGATTTGCCGCTCTCAACCACCGGGGGCTTACTCGACTTTGAGACCCTTTGCTCCGGCTTCTTTTGTTCCTGCCCCTGCGTCGAGGCTATATACTGCTCAACGGCCTGCCTTGCCTGTGTGTACAGCCACAGAAAAGCCTGCGGGTCCACGTCGGCCTGCCTGGCAATCGCAGCTGGTATCTGTTTGTTTGCCAGCCAGTATGATATCACCTGGGCGGTGTACTCAAACAATGGGTCCTGCCTAACCTGGCTTATCACCTGCTGGTACTGCTGTTGTGCCGTAAGAGTCAAGACAGCCTCCTTGGTCTTTCTGTCGGCAATCAGTGACGCCACCCTGGCTACATACTCCTCAAAAGATTCATCATCACCCTGAGGTGGTATGTCAAACTCGACTTTCCCCTTATCAGTCCCCTGTCTAGGTTGCTGCTCCTGTCGAGGCTGCTCAGGCAAGGCGGTAACCTCGCCACGCATGCGCCTGTCGACCAGGTCCATTAAGTCGGGGTTACTAATGAGGGTCTGGATAACCTTCTGCCAACCGGCAAGCTGTTGTGTCTTCAGGGTGTAGTCTAGTCCCATCTGGGCTAACCTTACCAAGTTTTCAACCTCATAGACAGGGTACTCCTTGCCGTAGCGTTTAAGCACGACAAGAGGCTCGTCCTGTCGTTCTTCCTGCCGCCCTTCCTCTTGCTCTTCTTCTTCTTGCCCGGTGCCCTCCTGTTCCTGGACACCTTCGACCGGTTGTTCACCCTGACGCGGTGACTCTGGCTCCTCTACCTCTGTTTCCTTACCTTCAGACTCATCACGCCCCGGGCTAGGCTCCTTTCCCGTATCGTCGCTGCCTTCAGTTACCTCAGGCTCGCCCTCGCCGTCCTCGTAGATTCCACCAGAGAACAGTCCCGGCACCTTTTCACTGAAGTCCAAGTCGTCCACGGTTTGGACATCCTCGCCGGTGATGTTAGTCTTTTTACTAGGCATTTAAACTCCTCCTCTTAGGATATCTAGATATTATTAAAATAACGTGTTGCCCTTTCAGTTTCGTTTTTAATGAACCTTACAAACCCGGCAACGCCTTGCCACCTCTTAACCTCGTTCGCTATCTCCTCGTCGCTCAGGTTACCCGCCAAAAGTCTGGCCTTGAGGCTGGACAGGTACATTTCCTGCCATTGCTCCAGGCAGTCCAGGTCCAGGCGAAGCGCCAGCTCCTTGACTCGGGACAGCCTCAGCTGTAGTTCCTCCTCCATTTGGGCTACCTCCCATTGATGCCAGCAGCTGCATTATATCTGCCCCGCCACCTTGTAATCCCGGCTGTGCAGACACTTGCTCCACTGGATTTATTATATACGCGTTTACATCTTTGTACCCCCAGGAGCGAAGTAAACTTTCCACAACATGGTACACGTGCTCGGGCATCATTAACCCCAACTGAATTAGCTGAGGGGCCATCTGTAGCAGCGTCATCATCTGCTGCTGACGTTGCTCCTCCAGGGCCACGTTGGCTCCAACCTCTACGTCTATATCAAACTCGCCTCTTAGATCATCAGGTTCAAACCTTACAGGCTCGTTGAACAACCTAATGGTAAAACCTTCACTAATAAACTGCTGATTCAATGAAACCATCATCTTAAACAGAGGCTTGAAACCAGTCTCGGCAAAAATTCGTCCAATCAGCTCTATGCGCTGCTGGGACGCGTTCATAATCAAAGAAACACCGGTTGCAGTTTTGTTTAAACTCCTGGCGTCAAGCCCTTGGTTGTAGCGGGTTATTCCGTGCCGTTGTTCTATCTGTGTCTGAATGAACTCCAAGGCCATAATGGACACCTGCTGAAGCGGCTGTGGAGTTACCGGCCTTACCGCGTCAACCCTGTCGGTGCGGACAACCCCGCCGGGGCGTGGGTTAAGCAAAGACTCCATCTCGACGCCCTGGTTTCTGTCAACTATCCACATCTGGTTATTGATGAAGGATAAGTTGTCCAGCATTTGCCTAAGGATTGAAGTCTTAGCCTTCTGAAAGTCTCCAATTAGGTGGCCCATGCCCACACCATCAAACTGGAAGGGCACCAGGGAGGGCCTTAATATTACAAAGGGTGGCCTGCCATGGTTGTAGGGATTCTTTTCCTTGCGGAGTATCGTATCCCCGGCCACCACAACTAGGTAAGGCTCGGTTTTACCGGAGTCATCTAAGTCTAGCTGCCCCCAGTACTCCCACACCTCCACCTCTTTCCTCCCCTTCTGGCTGGAGTTTAGAAACGACCACGGAGGCGACTGCCCAAACTCGGCCGCACGCTGGGCCTTAACATAGTCAGCCGTCTCGCCCCTAGGAGTATTTACCCAGGCCTCAATCTTCTCTACGTTCTTGTACACCCCGGCATCCTGCATTCGGTACAACTCATCTAACGTACGAAACACTCTGTGGACACAAAACTTTGCGTCCTCAATACAAGAGGCCGTTGGGTCAATATAAAAGTCCTCTAACGGAATTACCTCAAATTGTGGTCCCTCGAAGGTTTTTATAACACGTTTGCCCACTATGTTTTTGTACCTGACAGTTTCCAGCTCGGAACCTATCCTTATCCCAAAGATGCTAGGCGCTGGGGCAATTTCTACCTCCCTGTCATATTGTAGTATCTCAACGGCCGGGTCAGATTGCAGGTCCAGGAAGTCCTCCTCAGGCAGCTCGGCAAACTCGAAGGGTTCCTCCCGGTACTGCTGCGTCCAGGTAAGCTTACCTACACCGCTGCCCCATATAAAGGCGGCCTTCATCCAAAGATAACTCTTCTCAAACCCGTTCATTCCCTTGAAGAACTGGTAATTTAGTAGTTTAGTAAACATCTCGGCGTTCCTTACATCCTCTTCGCCGGTGGGGTTACAGATGACAACGTTTTGTCTCGAAAAGAACAGCCGCATCATCTGTGGCAATATCCACTCCACTGCGTCCATAACATCAGACGATACCACCTGGCTCCTGCCTTCCCTTTCGGTGCCAATTGACTTTGCCCGGTAGAGTTGATAAAACTCTTCCCACTGCGGTATCTTCTCGTCGTTTAACCTTTTTGCGGCTGTTATATCCTCCATCACCATGGCAAGGACCTTTGAGTCCTCGTCACTGACGGGAAAAGTTATCAACTCCTCGTTGCTTTCCTTCCTGCCCGCATTCAATAGCTCGTTTTTATCTTCCATACCCGCCCCCACCTAAAGGTTAATCTTTCCGGCCTTAGCTTTTGTCTTGTTCCTCATGGCCTCTTCAATTTTTCTCTGCCTGTTTAATACCTTTACAGGCTTAGGTTGCGTCTCATCCTTACTCACAACCTTTTCGGTGCTAACCTTGGGCTTCTTAGTCTTCAGTGACTGCATCATGGCAGAGAAAAGTCCGTCCTTGCTTAAGTTCTTATACCCCATCTTTATAAGAAACTCATCAATTTTATCCGGTATCTTATTATCCATTCGACTCCCTCCTTACCATACGTCCCTGTTTGGATATCTCAACGGCTCGTAGGCACTGTTTAGGTCAACCCATCTAGGCTCAAGCAGTAGTAGCCTGTAAAGACATTCCATGGCGTGGTCGTCCCTATCCTTTGGCCTTTCCTTTGGGCTGCGCTTATCCCTGGACGGGCCGCGCCACTCATCCCACTGGTATCGGCCAAACTCCCATATCGTTCTCTCGCAGGTATTGAACACGTACAGCTCCGGTTTTCCGTTGGTTCCCACCAATGCCTTCTTAACAGTCATTATCCCCTGCTGTAATGCCTTTGGTGCTGGATCGACCACGACACCGTAGTCCCTAAACTCGTCGGCCCATGTACGCCCGTTAAGAGGATTTTCCTCAAATGCTATAGGGTCGCAGATGGTTCTCACTACTTTGTCTGTCCCAGTCTTGGCCTTAATAAACATACACAACTCACTGATCAGGCATTGCTTAAACAACTCGTCGTATATATACTTTGTCCCGTCGGGGCCAACGGTAAGCCAAAGGACCATGTGAGGCGTTCTTGGGTGTGGGTCTATTGCCCTCCACCTGGGCCAGTGTGGCGGCACGGGAAATGGTTTTATAACATGCACTGACGGGTCAAATTCCTTGTACACAAGCCCCGACAGCTGTCTAAACTTGCCGTGAAGTCGCGTCTCCTTTTCTTCCGGGGTAAGCAGCGACGCAAACTGTGCGGCACCCTCGCTGGTAAGGCCGTAGCCAACGTTATCGTTAGTGTCAACCAATATCACGTCTATACTGCTACCAGAGCCGGCCTTAAGAAATAACTCATCATAAATCCAAGCCTCCTTTAAGGGGGTCATCGTTATCCAGGATACACCGTCGCTGTCGACCAGGCCACGCTGGCTAGCTATAAACACCTCCCTTCGGGGAGGCTCGTCATACCATACCCACTCGCCTGCCCAACCCTCAAATAAGTCGCTGTCCTGTTCGTTTGTCATTATAGTAAACGATGACCCGTTCACCAGTTCCCACATAGTCTCAACGCCTACGGCATTTTTCTTGGGAAATCCAGGCTTAAGTAACTCAGGCGGCAGCCACTCAAGAAGTTTTGGGACAATGATGTTTTTTGCCGTGGCCGAAAAGTCTTCGCACACAATTCTACCCCTGGACGGTATCTTAACTTTTACCTCCCTTGCAGGATCATCTGCAGGATACCACGGCCGCATGCCAATGCAGTGGGCGATAGCCTCAAGACATCCGGCAGTTGTCTTTCCAGACCGGTTGCCGCCCTGGAACAGCCGCACCTTAGCTTTGGACCTAAAAAACTTGTCCTGCTTCTTGTGTGGCCGAAACGCGGCTATCTTCCATCTCGCTATCCTTTCGGCCTGCTGGTATAACTCCTTTAGCCGCTCCTTGGGTAAGTCCTTTATTAAGTCCTTAATAACTGCAGCTAAGTTGTCTCTACTCACATGGCACCTCCAATGTATTGTGCCATGGCGGAGGGAGGGGTTCCGCCATGGCTAAAGGGAGGGGGACTAAAGTACCGCCGGGCACGTCCCCCGCTACTTACCCGTAAATTATGCCCGGCGATTCTTTTAGCCGCAAGTGGCAAAGCCACAGGACTGACAAACCTTACAACCCTCCGCCCTCACAAGAACGCCACCACAGGATGGGCACATGTCAACTTCCTTGATGCTGTCAAGTTTATATCCCGTCGATTCCATGATCATTTTCAACCCCTTCCCGATAGCGTCAGGTACGGAGAGAATTACGCCGTCGTCGCACCATATCGCCTGCTGGCCGCATATATTTACCAGCTGTTCTATAACCTTATCTATGGGCGCCCCGTACTTTAGCGCCAACGATATTAGACGTCCTATAGCCTCTACAAAGGCCTTACTCTCGGAACCACTCTTGCCCATGGTGATAAAAGTTTCCAAAGGTTTGCCATCAACAAAGTTTAAGTGCACGTAAAGGTTTTCATAACTAGTTGGCAGCTTTATAGTCTTACCGTCGACGATTTTAGTAGTTCTTTTTACCTTTTCCTGTTTTAGGGGAGTTTCTTTTACTAACACCTGATCATACTTACTCCCGTCCCTATATATTGTAACACCTTTACACCCCAGCCTCCATGCGGTTATAAAGGTGTCCTTGACGGTGTCTACGTCGGCCGTACTGGGCAGGTTAACCGTCTTACTCACCGCGTTGTCGGTGTATTCCTGAAAGGCGGCCTGTATACGCAGATGCCACTCCGGGGGTATGTCATGGGACGTTACTATATAACCGGCGTCCTCGTCGCCCCTGTCAAGTACCCAGTGCCTGTACTCATACTCGCCACCCCAGGATGTCTTGCGTTTATATTTAAGCGCAAACAAAGGCTCTATCCCGCTAGAGCACATGGCTATGTTGGATATCGTCCCGGTTGGGGCAATGGTTGTAACGGTGGCGTTACGTTGTCTGGCCTGTTCAAACCCGCCCACAGGGTATAGCGGAGAGTATTTAGGGAAACCGTACATACCGGCCAGCCTACACGACATCAGCTTTGCGTGATGGGTTATAAACTTCATAACCCTTTTAGCCAACCGTTCCGCCTCTTCGGAGGCGTAGTTAATTCTCAGCTCCAACAAAAGGTCGGCCCACCCCATCACGCCCAGGCCTATCTTTCTGGTATTTCTCACGGCCTCCTCGTTTTGAGGTAAGGGGAAGCTGTTTGCGTCAACCACACAGTCAAGGAAGTCAACGGCAGTTTCTATGCAGTCGATGTAAAACGACTCCTTGGACTCCTTGTCCTTGCCGTCTAAATAAATCTTATGCAGGTTTAGGCTGCCAAGGTTGCACAGCTCGTACGGTAGCAGCGGTGTCTCGCCACAGTTATGTACAAGTATGCCGTTGGCGTCAAACATATTGACACCGGCAATCCTGACGTCGTAGACGTCCTGTTCGCCTATCGGAACCACGGCCTGAACTTCGGCCGTCATATCGTCCGGGCCTATCTCGCAATCCAGCACAGATTTAATCTTATCCGCTGCAACCGAGTTTTTTGTGCCTATATTTTTCATGTAGGTGCCAACGCTCTCGGAGGGTATATACACGACAAAGTCCCTCTTAGTCCAGCACAGGTTTAGAGAATACCCGGTGGAGGGGCTAAAGTTGCAGTTCCATAAACTAGACTCGATAATACTCCTCACGCCCAACCTGAGAAGCATCCTCTGAAACCTGGCGGCCTCATTATAAGTTGGCATCAAGGCAAGTATAACCGGCTCGCCGTAGTCGTTCAGGCCAAAAATGCCGCCGGCGTCAACATAGCCGGCAATAAATCCGGCAACCGCCCTTGACGATAACCGCTCAAGCTGCTCTGTAATTCCCCTGTTTTTATACTCCATGCCCACAGTCTTGGCTAAATGCTTAATGGACGCGCACTTAAGTTTAAACTCTCTCTTGCTTTTGCCAATGTCCAGACTCCAGCCTAGGTTCTTTTCTCGTCTGGGAAGTCCCCTAACGCAGGTGGTTAAAAACTTCATAAAATCACGCGCCCCTTTATCTTTGGGCAATCCGTTCTCCAGTTCCCCCTCCTTGCCGACGTTAAGGTATATTATCCCGCTCTCCTTTGTTATTGAACCACGCGAGACAAGGCTGCCTAAAATGTAGCCACGACTGAAGTCGAGGGGGCCCTTAACGTCAAAATAGTCGCGCAGGTCGTTCAACCTAACCTTCATGCCCTTCTGAAGCTTTTCGACTTCTATAAAGTCAATACTCCCGTCCACGTCGACTGCCACTTTATGATTCCCGGTTGCGTTAAGTTCGTACCCCTCAAGGGTTACTACCTTAAAAACAGGCTGTGACTCCCCGGACTTAAAGAACCCCTCCGGGCCAGACGTATAAACCTTGCCATTCACTACAGCATCGAACGGCACGCCAATTAACTCGGCCACAGTTTTAGGCCCCTGCCTGGTCATCACTAAGGTATCTGCGGTAACGCAAGGGTTTGTGGCCTCAATAACACCGGCCTCGGGTATCGGGTTTTTTCTGTTTATGGTGTCAAGGAAGATAAGCCCGGGGTCACCGGTCCTGTGGGCGTGCTTACATATAGCGTCAAACAGGTCGCGCGCCTTCACTGTCTTTGACTCGCTGTACGGGTGAGATAGTGTCCAGTCTCTGCCCTCCAATACCGCCCTCATAAACTCATCGGTAACCCCCACGGAGAGGTTAAAGTTGGATAACTTTCCGCCCTCGTCCTTGCAGGTAATAAACTCCATAACATCGGGGTGGTCGACATTAAGTATCCCCATATTGGCCCCGCGCCTCATGCCGCCCTGCTGTACAACCTCCGTGGCAAGGTTAAACATGCCCATAAACGATACCGGCCCAGAGGCCACACCGTTCGTGGACTTCACCCTGGCACCCCTGGGGCGAAGTTTGGAGAAGTTGTACCCACACCCGGCCCCCTGCTTCGCGGCTATGGCCATGTCGTGGAGGGTCTGGAATATTGAGTGCATGTCGTCCTCAATGGGCAGCACCAGGCATGCAGCCAGCTGGCCACCCTCAACTCCAGCGTTCATAAGGGTGGGCGAGTTTGGTAGAAACCTAAGAGAACGCATAATGTCAAAGAACTTCCTGGCCGCCTCCCTAATCTTGTCCTCACTCGTTATGCCGCGTGCACGGTATCCTCTCTCGGCCACAAAGTTGGCCACACGCCAAAACATTTCATCCGGTGTCTCTTGCGTTCCATCCTCCCTTCTTCTCAGGTACCGCTCCTTCAGAATAGAAAGGGCGGTTTCGTTAAGGCTGGGATACCTGCTGCCTTGTACCTCCGTATCCTGTGCCGTGTTGTCCAGACTGGTTTGCAAACTCCTCAAGATTTATCCTCCCCTCTAAGTTAGCTATTTCAGTAAAGTTACTCCTCAAAAAGAACGTTACCCCATTTTTGCTGCTGTGAACATTTTCAGCCAGTAGGGACAGCGGGGCGCACAGAAGCTTCTGTGTAACCACCTCAACAATGTATACGTCAACACCTATTCCCGTGTTTTTCTGCACCTTCAGGTAGTCGTGAAACTTGTAGGTATCGATGCCGTGAGTGTACTGCCCTTCCTTTCGGTACAGTACCGGACTTTCCTTGACTTTTACCTCGACCCAGCTAGTCTTTCCGTTCCTGCAGGCAAGGATGTCCGGCACAATGATGTTACAGTCAATTCCAGACATACGTGCGGCGGTGTTAGTCTTAACGCTGTAAATTTCACTCGTCTGTAGCACCAGGTACCCCAACTCTTTCAGGTATTCTATAACAATATCCTCTCCCCACAGCCCCAACCTCAGATCATCGCAAAAGGCTCCGCCCGTAATCAAGTCTAATCCCCCACCAGGTAGCCTATGCCAAACCCAAGCAAGGCCCCGTTTAGGCCCCACTTGTATTTGCTTACCCGGCCCTGCCATTCCGTACTGGCCAATAGGGCGTCGTACCTGCCCTGCAGGTCAGAATATAAGCCTCGCAGCGTCTCCACCTCTGCGGCGTAACTTTTTATCTTCTCGTCCATCTGCGCCTTATAATCTTCTAAGATTTTAACCCTCTCGCGCAACAGCTGGTTTTCCGACTCAATCTTTTCAATGTACAGCTCCTGTTTGATAAAGGTGTCCACAGGCATAAACACGCTCTTACCATCCTGGGATAACTTAATATCGTTGCTTCCCCACGCCATGGCAGACATCAGTACCACCAACACTACCAGCGCTAAAAGCGTAGCAAACACCCTAACCACAGAAACATCCCCGCCATCTCTAGTCGCAGCCACCTCACAACCTCCTCTCGTTGGCCCTATCTAAAAGTTCTGCCAGGTCCTGTTTTTCGGGGTTTTCCGTTCTGTTGCGATACGTTTTATCAACCTCTTCCAGCTCCTTTTTGTTCTTATCAAGCATAGAGCCGGTCACGGCGCCTACCTGTTTAATCTCGTCGATGATTTTGTCCAGTTCCTTTTTGTGCTCGTCGATGTCATTTTTAGTTTGCTCCACGATGTCCTTGTTCTTCTTGGACGCGTCGGTGCCTAAAAACAAGGTCAAGGCAGCAGCAAGTAGCGGAACTACGTATCCTTTAATTCCCCAGACAAGAAACGAAACCACCGCCAAACAGGCAATAGCCACCACAAACGTCTTGGCGTGTTTCTTAATCCAGTCCAATTCTATTCTCAACCTCCTTGTTTCTATAGTCGGCGTACTCGCCTAGGTCATTGAAGACTATAACCGTTACCGCCGGGGTACCGTGGGTGGAACAAAACTTGCCCGGGCTGGTACCCAGTTCGGTGCACCCGCACTCATAAGTAACCACGCAGAGTCTTTGCTCAACATCAGTCTTGTCCATTATTGCAAAACCTGGGACAGTATTCCCTTAAGTCGAGAAAACACTCCACAGGGTGAGACAGTATAACCTTGTCATGCCCGTCCCAGTATTCACAGTCCCTCAACAGCTTAGCAAAGTCGTCCTCGCTAAACTGTCCCCCATAGCCGCCATTGCGGGTGCACTTCCACCAAAAGAAAATATCGTCCTCGCCCTTCATCCTTGCCATAATAATCACTTCTTTTTTCTCCCCTTTCTCGTATCTGAATTTCCGGTCACGGGGTTGTCCGGGTGTTGGCTGTTCCAAATCCTAGCCGCCTTAGCGGCCGCAGCCTTCTCGGACAACCCGTCCTGTATAAACTTCCTTTTCATTTTCAGGTACCCTTCAGGCATCTATCTCGCCCCCATACCGTTGCGACTTAATGCCGAGGCCAGCTTCCTTGCCCCGGTTACACTAAAAAGTACCCCAACCACCTCTTCTACGCCGTTATGCTCCAGCATAATAACTGGGCACAACCCCTTTACGGGCATTTTTATCTTAACCGCAGCCTCGTCGCTAAAGAATGTGGTCCCAGACATCGTCGCCGCACGGCTGCACAAACTTGGCCCTATACCACTCGGAACCGTCTATGACGACTGTCTCCACTTCGCCACACACGTGCAGGCAGTACGTTCTTGGCGTTGTCAAATCAACCATGCCACCACAAATAGGGCAAGGTATGTTGGGGTATTTAGTCCTTACAAGTATTGTGTTCATAAACTCCTCCTGGCCTACCTAAAATCAGCACCGTAACATATCTAAGCGGTTCTGACACGTACTTGTACTCGATAATTTCACCACGCAGCATAGTTCGTTCTGCCCCGTCTATGTCAAGGCAAAAATCAAGCACCGCGTCCAGGTCTAAGGGGGCGTTTAAGTCCATATCTTTTTCTAAGAAAATACGCACCTTTGGGCCCAAAATGTCGGGGGCAGTAACCACCCTGGAAATACATACCACGGTGCCAACCTTACTCCACGAGTCCGACTCAGGAAACTTGGCATGCAAGGTGATGACCGGACCATCGGACCCATCGGTAAGGTCTGAAAACAGCTCCTCGGCCTCTGAAATAGTTAAGTCAGGAACGGGGGAGTAGCAGATGATGTCGCCACACTCGCTAAGCTTACAGTACGCGCAGCTGTGACAGTGCTGGAAAACACCATACACAGGGCAGAAATCATAGTCCCGTATAGTAGACTCAAAACTCACACGCACCCTGTCAGCGTCGCCGCGAAGCAACTTTAAGGTGCAGTAAATCCCCTCGCCGGGGCTGTACCTAAACGGCCTAAATACCTCCACGAAACCTTTACCCAGCAAGGATTCCTTTACTCCCATGCCAATCACCTGCCAATATGTTTATCGGTAAACAGTTACCCCACTATTCATTTTACACCCATGAGAAGTTAGTATTGCCTAAAAATACACCGTTTTGTACCAAAAAATAAAGTACCAATAATAAAGCGGCCGACCTTAGCTGTCTACCTCGTCCTCAAGTCTAGAAAATACCTCCCTTGGCCTCATCCGTCCATTGACCATGTTTTCAAAACAATCTATTATCAACAATGCGCTGGGCTCATCGGGAGT